GCCCGGACGCTGACAGCACGAACCGTTCCGGCTTTGATGCCCATGCCGCCGATCGTGGCGGTCCGCAAGCTTCTGCCCGGCCACGCGCCGGCGCGTCGATAGGAGGGTCATGAGTTTCGAGCTTGGCGCTGTTGTCCCCCTGTCGGTGACGATCACGGCCGCGGACGGCACACCGGCCAACGCGGGCGCGGTCACCCTGACGGTGACGCTCCCAGACGGCACCACGGACGTCACCCCTGGCATCACGTCCACAACGACGGGCGTCTACGACCACGACTATCCGACGACGCAGGCGGGCGTCCACCAGGTCCGCTGGGTTGCCACCGGCCTGAACGCGAGCGCGTTCGATGACGTGTTCTCGGTCGACGCGCCCGCCGGCGGGACCTTCATTAGCCTGGCCGAGATCAAACGGCACTTGAAGAAGGATCCGGCGAAAACCGATGATGACGCGGAGCTCCTCGAGTTCATTGCGGCTGCATGCCAGATGATCGAGGACCGTATCGGCCCGGTGACGCCAAGAGCGGCGACGCAGACCGTATGGCGGCACCACCACCATCACGCTTCCCGCCGCCAGATCCTCCTCGACACGCATCCGGTGGTCGACGTCACCACGGTCACCGTCGACGGCGTCACAGTGCCGGAGGCGGACCCGGTGGCCGGTACGGACGGCTGGGTTCTGGACGCCGGCCCGGGCGTCCTCGCGCACACGCGGCATTGGCCGTGGGGTCGCGTTGAGGTGACGTACCGGACTGGCCGTACACCGCTGCCAGGGAACATCCGCCTGGCAGGCTTGGAGCTCGCCGGGCATCTGTGGCGGTCGACGAAGCTGAACGGCTCTGGTGGCCGCCCGGCGCCGGGCGGTTCGGATGAGCTGGCGTTGCGTGGCGTGGGGTTCGCACTGCCGTATCGGGTCCGCGAGCTGCTGGGCTTGGGCAAGCTCCCGACCAGCGACATTCAGGTCGGCTGATGGCAGCCACTACCTCGACGGTCCCGGCCGTCCTCGATGCCCTGGTGCAGCGGTTCACACTGGCAATCCCGGACGCCCACGTCTCCGACGGGCAGCCAGTCAACCTCTACGACGACATGGTCATGGTCGGGTTCAACGGCACGCCTGGTGGCACGTCCGTCACGGACGCCCGTGACCGCGAACAGATGACCTCGTCGCCGGACCGTGAACAGTACGAGATCACGAGCGTCGCATCGGCGTGGAAGGGCGTCGAGGACGACGTCAAGGCCGTCCGCGACCGCGCCTATGAGCTCGTCGATGCGATGGCCGCTGAGCTCGCCAGGGATCCACAGATCGGCGGACTCGTCATGTCGGCGCGGCTGTCCAGCGGGAACCTCGCCCAGTACTTCACTGAGGACGGCGTGTCCGTGGACGTCACGGTCACCATCTCTGTGGACGCGTTCACCCGGCGGCTGTAGTGGCTGATGAGATCGAGCGCCTCATCCACGACATGGGGCGCGTCCCCGACGACCTCCGTAAGCGCCTCCGCCCGAAGCTCCGCGAGGCCGGGAAGATCGTCGCGGCCGACGCGAAGCTCCGGTCGGCCTGGTCAACGCGCATCCCGCGAGCAATCAGCGTCCGCACCTCGTTCACGAAGACCCGCCCAGGCGTGTCCGTGGTCGTCGACCGGAAGAAAGCCCCCCACGGCCGCCCGTACGAGCACGGCGGCGACCCCGGCACATTCAGGCACCCCGTGTTCGGCAACCGTGAGATCTGGGTGTCGCAGAGAGCCCGCCCGTTCCTCGAGCCGGCGCTGGAAGCGAAGGGCGACGAGGCAGGCCGACGCATCGCCGATGCGGTCGATGAAGCGACCCGCGACGCGGGTTTCCACTGATGAGGAGCGGCACGTGGCTGCACTAGCAAAGAACCCCGTGGGCCCGGCCGGGCTCGCGGTCACACCCGTGTTCACCGCCGCAAATGCGGGCGGCGACACCGCACCGACAGGATCCGGCGTGTTCCTGCTGGTCAAGAACACGGGCTCATCGGCGACGGTCACACTCGGATACCCGAACAAGTACGACGGCGACCAGACCGTCACCGGCCGGTCGTTCACGATCGCGGCCACCACGGGTGAGTCCGTGATTCCGCTGCGGGACATCTACAAGGACCCCGCGACGGGTGTCGCAGCCATCACCTACACCGGCGCCGGGACGCTCACCGTAGCGGTGGTGGCGGTCCCGTGAGCGCGTGGATGCGACACCCGGACCTGCCGGACAACGACCCGATCGAGATCGCGGCGTCCGCGGTCCCTCAGCACCGCGCCGGCGGCTGGTTCGAAATCGACCCGCCCCCGCCGCCCCCGAAACCCAAGGACGAGGCCGACGGCAAGGAGCCGCGCGGCGAGAGCAAGACGCCGCGGCGTCCCAGCGCAAAGAAGGGTGAGGACTGATGGTTGCCACGCCGATCGCCTCCACAAGCAGGTACATCAACCCGGCCACGACGAAGACCTACTTCGTCAGCTCGATCGCGAACAAGGCCGCTCCGACCCGCAGCGAGCTGAACGCGGGCACGGACCTGTCCGGTGAGATCAACGCCGTGTCCGGCTGGAAGACCAGCGCCGATCAGGTCGAGACCCCGGACATGGCGTCCCGGTTCACCTCGAAGATCCCGGGCCGGATCTCCGCCGACGACAGCAGCATCACGTTCTACTGCGACAAGACCGGCGCGGACGCGCGAGCCCTGCTGCCGCGTGACACGAGCGGGTTCGTCGTCTTCCTCGACGGCGGTGACGTTTCGACGCAGAAGATGGACGTCTACCCGGTGCGGGTGTCGGCGCTCGGCAAGGAGCGCTCGACGGAAGGCAAGGACGCCGCGACCGTCGAGATCCAGTTCTCGATCACCTCCCAGCCCGCCGAGGACGTGACGATCCCGTGACTCTGCTCTCCAAAGATCAGATCCTCGGCGCCGATGACCACCACTATGAGGTTGTGGCTGTACCCGAGTGGGGCGGCGAGGTCCGCATGCGGTCCCTCACCGGCACCGAACGCGATGCCTACGAAGACAGCCTCACCCAGCAGGTCGGCAACAAGCAGATCGTCAACGCGAAGAACGCCCGCGCGAAGCTCGTCGCCATGTCAGCGGTCACCGAGGACGGCAGGCCGATGTTCGACAAGGCCGACGTCATCAAACTCGGGTCCAAGAACTCGGCAGCGCTGCAGCGGCTGTTCGATGCGGCATGCCGGCTGTCCGGGTTCTCCGAGGAGGACATGAAGGAGCTGGAGGAGGGTTTCGGCGACGCCCCGAACGGGGCTTCTACTTCCGGCTCGCCCTCACCTTCGGGTGCACCGTCGCCGAACTCCTGGCACGGATCGACTCCCGGGAACTGAGCGAATGGATGGTCTACGAGCGGCTGTACGGGCCGCTCGGCGGCCAGCGTGACGACCACAACACGGCCGTGATCGCCTCCACCGTCGCCGCGGCCTTCTCCGAAAAACCCCCACCGTTCAGCGACTTTCTCACCAACTGGGCGGAGGCGACGCATGGCGACGATACGTAACCTCATCGTCCGGATCTCGGTCACGGAGAACACCGACAAGGGCATCCGGAAGGTCACGACGTCGCTCCGGGAGACGAACCGGGAGATCGACCAGGCCGACAAGAACAGCAGCCGGTTCACCGGCACGCTGTCCAAGCTCGGCCGTAACTCCATGGGCGGCCTCGTCGGCGGCCTGAAGAACGTCGCGAAGTTCTCTCTGCTCGCAGGGAAGGGCCTCCTCGTCGTTGCCGCAAGCGCCGCAGCGCTGAACACTGCAACACACGCCGGGGTGGCCATCGCCCCACTGGCCGGCCTGCTCGCGCTCCTGCCGGGAGTCGCAGCAGGTGCGGCAGCTGCGCTGGGCACACTGAAACTCGCCACGTCTGGCATGGGTGACGCGTTCAAAGCGGCGCTCACGCCCGGCACGGACCCGAAAAAGCTCGCCGCGTCGATGAAGTACCTGTCGCCGGCGGCACGCGAGGTCACGCTCGAGCTGAACAAGTTGCGGCCGAGCCTACTGGGCATCAAGAACGCCGCCCAGCAGGCCCTGTTCGCCCCACTGCAGGGGCAACTCACGGCTGTTGTGAAGGTTCTGGCCGGGCCGTTGCGGCAGGGCGTGGCGCTGGTCGCGCACGAGTTCGGTTTGGCGGGGCAACAGGTCGGCGCGTTCCTTCGGCAGGCCAACACAGTTGCTCTGGTCAGGTCATCGTTCGGGCAGGTCGCCGTCTCAATCCATGCGCTCCTGCCCGCGCTTCAGCCGGTCCTGGCGGGGTTCCGGGACCTGGCGATGGAAGGGCAGACGTTCCTCCCACAGATCGCAACGTCCGTGGGGAACCTGGCCACAAAGTTTGGCCTATGGCTGCAGCAGATCGTTGCGTCCGGCAAGGCTACGCAGTGGATCCAGAACGCCCTCGCAACGCTGAAGCAGCTGTTCGGGATCGTGTCGCAGGTCGGCGGAATCCTCAAGAGCGTCTTCTCCGCTGCGAGCGCGGCCGGCTCCGGGTTCCTCGGCGTCCTCGGCCAGGCGTTGTCCCAGCTGAATGCGTTCTTGAAAACGGCGGCCGGCAAGAGCGCCTTGCAGTCGATTTTCCAGGGCCTCGCACAGATCGGCACGTCGCTGGCGCCCGTAATTGGCGCGCTCGTGCAGGGCCTGGGGACGCTCGCGAAGCCGCTGGGGATGCTGGCGACACTGATCGGCCCGATCCTGACGACGGCCGTCACCGCGCTGGCGCCTGCCCTCGCAGCGATCGCACCCGGCCTGAAAGCCATCTTCACGGGCCTCGGCCAGGCCATCGAACTAGTCGCCCCCGCGCTCCTGCCCCTCGGTAAGGCGATCGCGCAGATCGGTGTCGCAATCGGCCCGATCCTCCCCGTCGTCGGCCAGCTCATTGGGCAGCTCGTCGCCGGGCTCGCACCGATCCTCGGCCAGCTGCTGATTGCGATCGCGCCGCTGGTGCTCGCGATCGTGCGGTTCGCCGGCGCAATGACTCCGCTGATTCCGCCGCTCGCACAGATCATCCTGCAGCTCGTTCAGGGCCTCATGCCCGTGCTGATCCCAATCATTGGGCTACTCGGGCAGGTCGCCGGAGTTGTCGGCCAGTTCCTGATCTCGGCGATCCAGATGCTGGTGACGGCGATCATCCCGCTACTCCCACAGCTGTCGCAGATGGCGCAGACCATCGGCGTGCAGCTGATAACGGTCCTGCTCGCCCTGGCCCCGGCACTGCTGCAGATCCTGCAGGCGCTCCTGCCGATCCTCCCGAGCCTGATCACGATGATCCCTGTCTGGGTGCAGCTCCTCGTTGCGGTGACGCCGCTGGTGGTGCTGCTGATCCGTCTCGCGGCGGTGATCCTTAAAACGCTCCTGCCGCCGGTCGTGTCCATTGTGGCGTGGCTGCTGAAGTTCAACGCCACGGTGTGGGGCTCGACGATCGGCGCGGTCGTGCAGGTGATCGGTGCGATCGGCCAGATGCCAGGAAAGATCATCGGCGCGTTCTCCACGGCCGGAAAGTGGCTGGTGAACGTCGGCAAGAACATCATCACTGGCCTATGGAACGGCATCGCATCGCTCGGCTCGTGGCTATACAACAAGCTCGTCGGGTTCGTGAAGGCGATCATCCCGGCGCCGATCCGCTGGGCGCTCGGTATCCGCTCGCCATCAAAGGTCATGGCCGAGCTCGGCAAGTTCGCCGGCATGGGCCTGGCAGTCGGCCTGGAGGGCACCGCACCGCACGTCCGCCGGGCGGCAGGCACCCTAGCGACAGCCGCCGTCCCAGCGATGGGAAGCCTCTCAGTCGCTCCCGCAGGTGTTGCGGCGACCGGGCGCTCCGGCTCTGGCTCGGCCGCCGGACCGGACGCGAAGGCGCTGGCGCAGGCGATCGCAGCGGCCCTACACGGCACGACCGTGAACCTCGACTCGCAGCCGGTCGGGCAGATCGTCTCGAAGGCTCTCGGCCGCTCCACGGACCAGCGCAGGAGGACCGGCTGATGCCGACGACCTGGAGTTTCGTTGACCAGCCGGTCGCCTCGCCGACGGTGCTGCTGAACATGAACGACGGCGCCACCTGGAAGACGCTCGGCGGGGACTTCTTCAAGCTCCCAGCGCCGCCGTTGAAGCGGTCGATCGCAGCGAATGCGATGTCCGATGGCGGGGTGGTCTCGTCGGCGGCCTACGACCTGCGCACGCTGACGTTCACGCTGGAGCTGACCGCCGCGACGGAGGCAGGCCGCGAAGCGCAGATGGACGCGCTGAAAGCGCAGCTGGCGAAGCCCACGAACCTGCTGATGTTCCAGTCGGAGCTGTCGGCGAACCCGGTGTTCTTCCGGACTCTCCGCAGCGACGACTACAACCTCGATACGCAGTTCATCCCCACGACGACATGGCGCGTCGACTGCAACATCCTTGCGGAGCCGTTCGCGATTGGGATCCGTCGTGACCTGGCCACGGTGACGGTCACGAACGACCCGGCAGCGGCTTCGGTACCGAGCCGCTGGGACATGACGGGGATCGTCGGTGACAGTCCAACGCCCGCGTTCATTCGGATCGGGACGGCGCTCGGACCGGGCAACCCGGTGATTTTGGCGCAGCGCACCGCGAACAATCCGACGGCGGTGACGGTGTTCGCGCAGGCGGAGGCCGGGACGATGGGCACGGACACGACCGTGCAGGCCAACGACACAGGCATGTCCGGGTCCGGCTCGAACTTCGTACGGTGCTCGTTCTCAACAAGCTCGTCGCTGGTGACGCGCCTGACGGTGACGGCGCCGACCGCGACTGACGCGGCTGCGCTCCGGGGCCGGTACCGCGTGTACGCACGCACCCGCACCTCAGCGACCGGCAGCAACTTCACGGTCCGGTACGTGTCGAACGTGGGAGGCGCGAACTCGGTGAACGGCCCGCAGGTGTCGTTCGACTCCCTTGCCAGCACTGAGTTCCGCTACACCGACCTCGGAGTCCTGGAGTTCCCCGGACCCGGCCCCATACCGGCAGCCATGGGGTACAGCGGTTTGGCAGCACAGGTGGCCACGCAGCCCCTCGGTATCCAGATCCAGCGGAACTCCGGCACGGGCACGCTCGACATCGACCACATCTACCTCATGCCGGCCGATGAGCGGCTGTCGATCACGTCGCGGAACGCGCAGGTCACGAACAGCTACCTGGTGATCGATGGGCCGAGCGAGATGGCGTACGGGATGGCTCCCAGTACGACGCCGTTCGGGTCGACGCGCACGGTCGACGGCGGTGGCGGGCTGGTGTCGATGATGGGCGGCTCACCGATGCTCGTCCCTGGCGTGACAAACCGCTGGTACATGCTGCGCGGCGGGTCGGGTGTGACGACGACGTCGCCCGTGGACGTGTCGTATTGGCCGCGTTGGCGGGAGGTGGCGACGTCATGACGGGTCTGCCAGTTCCGTTGGGTGTCCGGTTTTTCACCCTCGACGGCGAGGGTGAGCGGTGGGTGTCGCGGTTCGTCGACGACATCCAGTACCGCAGCGTGGTGCCGGGCGGGTTCGCATCGGCGACGATCACGCTGCGGCTGCCGCGCGGCACGGGCACGATCGCGAACCCTGACCCGCAGGGCTTCTCACGGATGGTGGAGCTGTTCAACCGCGTGCAGGTCGTGGACCTCCGCAGCAGTGAAGTCGCGTGGGAAGGCCGCATCGAGGACCCGGCGCGGCAGGTCGAGCCGGACACATGGCAGATCGGCGCACTCGGCTCAATGGTTGCGGCCACCGACATCCAGAGGCCCGTGTTCTACGTCGACTCCAACCTGGACGGATGGACGTCTGCCGAGCAGATTGACGGGTCCGGCACCCTCTTCACGGCTCAGAGCGGGTTCTGGCAGACCAGCACGGAC